CGACAGTAGTCAGCGGGATGCGAACGTGTACCTACATGCAAATAACTACGTCATCACTCTCGAAAATCCAATTTATGACGTTTCTGAAATTAAATTGGTTTCTGCTCGCATACCCACACCACAGTTGACTATATGTTCGACGAATAACACGTTTAGTGTCGATGGTCAGACAATTTCATTGGAGAATGCCGACTATCCAACTGGTGATGACCTCGCGACGCATCTAGAAAATGAACTTGCGCCACCAATTTCCAATGTAGATACGGTATCTTTCGATACCGACACAAAACGACTCACATTTTCAAACACTACACCTGGTGATCACAATTTCACATTTGAATTTCACACGGGGGTAAACGGGTTTCTCGAAGGTTCATCCCTAGTCACAACACCTTACCAACTTTTAGGGTTTTCTTCTGCGGATTACACGTCTACGAGTAATATTCTTACATCGGGTGCTATAAATCTAGTCGGACCAAATTCATTGGTCATGAAATTGACTGCAGGATCTGATGAATTTGCACAGAGTGTGTACACTTCTACACCCTTCTATACGGGACATATACTTCTCGATGGGACAGACTTTATAAATTTTAATGGGGCGGATGATACACTGGTCCATCATTTTCATTCGGGTCCCCAAAAACATGTTCGAGACGTCAGAATCGAATTTTTCTACATGAGCAATGGTCGCCTCATCCCATATGACTTCATGAATCAAGATCACATCTTAAAGTTTGAAATTAAATGTTCGACCGATAAACTGGAGGGACTTCCAAAAGTTCCCTTGGAAAAAGTTATCGAAAAAGAAGAAGAAGAAGAACCTATAAGCATTCCTGAAGTGAAGAATGTTTATAGATGGAAAATCCATATTGCACTGATTGTTGCAGTTGGATTACTTCTCATGTTTTTAATGAAGAGTAAATCCCCAAAATACCCGAGAAAACTTAGCGAGTGATGGCGTAGACGGGCTGAGCGGGCTTCGTCACACGGCCGTTGATGCGGGAGATCACCATGTAGACGATCACGGAGATAAGAGTGGTAAGAACTGCGGTGAGAGCGTACTGGGTACCACCGTTCTTGGGGACACGCACGATCTGAGTGATGGTCCAGCGGATGAAATCCATCCAGGACATAGCGGCAGCGAAGGAGAAGCCACCGACGATGGAGTTGAGAGTCTGGGTCTGGAGCTCCTGGGTGACGATATCGACGGTCTTGAAGGCAGTGGAAACGGTGGACATTGTATATACTACGCTGGGAAAATTATTCCGGTAACAACTCCTCCTTCTCTACAAATTTTTTGAACTTTTTCTTTTTGATTGTTTTCATTTTTGAAAATATTTGTTCATCGTCGGATGAATCATCACTAGAGCTGGTCCCAGAATCATATATTTTGAATTTAGTGTTCGAAAAAGACCACGCCTCAGGCTCTGAGGTGCTCATTACTATTAATAGCATTTTTTAACATCTCTTCTGTCGGGCTCTGGGGAACCCAAGAGTCCCAACGGTCGTAAGCTTCATTCATCTGTAAGAAGACGGGGTCTGCGCCTGTGTATCTCTCAAAAGGTGGACAGTCTTCGGGGTCGATGGTGGGCATGTCTTCCTCTTCCTCTTCCTCCCCAACTTCGTCGTAAAGGTCTGGGAAGATGGAGCCAATATCTTCACCGACTTTGTACATCGCGCAGTATTTCATCGCATATTCCATGTCTTCTGGAAGTAGAGTATCTCTTCCACAAGCTTTTGAATATTCGACCGCGAGTTTAGCGCTCTTTTCAAAAACAGGAACTAATATGTTAGTCATCATTTCGATATACTGTTCAGCCATATTGTTCCCTACATCACCAAATCCAGTTTGCATGTTCATCTTTAATGTCTGGTATCAAAAAGAGTTTGGGCAGTTCCCTCACCAACACGAAGAATGTTGTAGCTCAAAGCGTAGACCCGAATTTGTCTTCTAAAATCTGGACAAGACGTGAGACTTAGGTTTAGTATCTGATCTTTTATGAGACTGAAGTTTATGTGTCCTGTGGGATACCACTCTTCGGGCTGAAGAGCAAAACTATATGAGTAAAATCGCCTGATTAACTGTGTCTTCGAATGGTGAATGGCTGCCTGGATAGCCTTAAGGAAAATTGGATTTCCTGTATCTCGTGTGATGATATCTTGGTCATCTAGTCTGAGAGTGAGGTAGTCAAGGTTTTCATAGAGTATGAACTTACCATCCTGAACATTCGAAGTATTGTCATAATCGAATATGGTGACAAAGTTTCCCTGATAATTTTCATTTGCTATGGTTGGAGTAGCACTATACGAACCCGCATTCACATTACTACCCTGTCTCTGAATGACAAAGTACAACTCTTTCACTGGATTGGTAAAATCCAACTTGAACTTACCTTCATTGACACCCACACCAACATCAAAAACATCTTGTTGAAGTTGCGTAATCAAATAGTCAATTGGGGTATTCTCAATCTTGATGCGCTCTACACAGTCCAAGAAAACAACTTCGGCGCAAAGTTCAAACTCTTTTAGTTTCAGAGTCTCCTCCAAATTTTTATACGATCCGTCACCTTTGATCACCAAATCTTCAGCTTTTCTAAGTTTGAACTCTAATTCAATTTCTTGTTTTTTTATGGCACATAGGGGTAATGCAAGTTCTGGATGTCCATGGAAATAAAATGGTAGATCGACAAAGAATTTTTCTTCACTATCCAAACCGAGAGTATCATTTATTACGATACCAGCATTACCACTAACTTCACCCACAAGTCGGTCAGATGTCTGAAGAGGATATTTACCTACCAATTGTTCGAGTGCCCTCTGTTTTGTCTGAGTGACATTTTGCTCTGAATAAATCTGGAGATAGTCACTTGTCAATCTCTGAACGACTTCACCACCGATGATAAGATCGACATGTTCTATGAGTGCGTGTGCAACCGATTCGATATACATAGTCGTAGCAGTCACTATGATCTCCGGAAGTGTCATCTTCACACTCAATGTCTTCAGAAGATCACCTTGATTTTGGGGAATCTTGAATCGAACAATCTTGCCAAAATCTGCATCATTGTTTTCTGGTTTTATGTCGACATACTCCGAAGAAAAGTTGGAATGTTTTTTGAAACTTTCCACAAAATGACTGTAGTCTGGATCTAGCGTGAAGAACCTCTCTTGGGGTCCAGAAGCCAAGAGTTGGACTTGTCCAGCCATTACTATTATATTCACCTAAAATTTTAATCCTGCTAAACCACTCTCAATCCTTAACACGTTATAGTTGATTGCGTACACTCGTGTATCGTTTTCGTATAGGTCATTGATTGGATTAATTTCGAGTGTAAAAAGTTTATGGGAGATACGACTCATATTGACCTGACCAGTGGGATATGGCATCTCCGGTTTCAGTGAAAATGAGTACATACCAAACTTAGCCGGACCTCGTGCAGCACTCACACTATTCAGTGTTGTCGAAGTTTCGCTGGATGGAGAATTTACATGATATTTGAGAGCTTGTTCATAGACGAGGAACCTTTCGTCTCGATTGAAAACGATCTCATTATTGAAACGAAGTTCTGCATTAACTATGGTGTTATAGTAATGGGGTACATTTCCGGTCGCGATATTTTGTGAGAGGAAGAATATCTCCTTCACTGGATGCTGAAAATTGAGCATCACAGACTTTTTGGTCTCACCAGCTTTCATCTTGAATTTGGCCAACTGCACCTGTGTGATGACATAATCGAGAGGTCTGGACATCAAGTATCCCCTCTCCTCTGGAGTGACGTATGCAAACTCTGTATCTAAAGAAAATTTCACAATCGAAGCTGTCACGTCGGATATACCCTCTGCATCCGATGCGCCGATGTTCCTCACGAGTTCATTGAGTGGCCTCAATTTAATCCTCACTTCGACCTGTTGTTTCGTCAGGGCACATGTGGGTATAGCGAGTGAAGAATTCCTATAAAAGTAAAAGGGAAGATCTAGGAAATAGGTGTATCGATCCGCATAACTCAGATAGTTTCCGTGACCATTCAGGAAATAAAGGGTCTGCTCAATATCATCATCCGTGTTGTGAAGTTGTTGATGTATGTAAATGTATTCGCCTGTGAGTCTCTGTATGGGTTGTCCACCTATTACGAGGTCTGCATATTCAATAAGATGTGTGATGACAGAGGGTGTCCAAACCATGTCATTTTCCCCACCATCGTCAGGTTTGGGGTCTGTCAAGGTTATCTTTAAAGTCATGTTCCGAATGAGATCACCCTTGTCTCCGGGAATTCTACAAGATATGTCCTTACCAAAGTTGACTTCACCATCGAACTGACTCTCCACAAAATCGAACGCAAACTTTGTGTGTCTTTTGAAATTCATCAGGAAATATGAAAATTGTGGTTCACCTGTGAGCCATTCATCTTGGACTCCGGTGGCGGCGAGCCTCAGACGGCCAGCCATTCCTACTGTATATGAGTAAAATTTTGCTAATTAAAACGATACACTACTGTAGAATGAACCTCCAGTTGAGAAAATTCAAACCAGAGACGATTAGTGATGATAGGGTTTGTGTGTTCATCGGGAAACGTAATACAGGTAAATCAACCCTTGTGAAAGACATCATGTTCCATAAGAGACACCTTCCAGCAGGGATCGTGCTTTCTGGAACTGAAGAGGGGAACCATTTTTATTCCGAGTTCATTCCTGATCTCTTCATCTATGGTGACTACGATAGAGATGCGATAGAGAGGGTGATGTCGAGACAACGAAAGTTGGTGGGGAATGGAAAGACAAACTGCGGAGCATTCATGCTTCTAGACGACTGTATGTATGACTCGAAGTTTCTTAAGGACACGTGTATTCGGCAGTGCTTTATGAATGGGAGGCATTGGAAGATATTCTTTATGTTGACGATGCAATACGTGATGGACTTACCCCCAGCACTTCGAGCGAACGTGGATTATGTGTTCATACTCAGGGAGAATATCATACAAAATCGGGAGAAACTCTACAAATCATTCTTTGGAATTTTTCCAAGCTTCGACATGTTCTGTAAGGTGATGGATGCGTGCACGGAAAACTACGAGTGTCTCGTGTTAGACAACACGGTGAAATCTAACAAGATACAGGATTGTGTGTTTTGGTACAAGGCGACCATCAGAAAAAACTTCAGGGTTGGAAGTCCAGACCTATGGAGACTTCATAAAAAGATGTACAATCCCAAACATCTTCAGCAGAAAGAAGACGACGCCAAGAAAGCGACGAAAAAGACAAATCTCAAAATCACAAAGACGAAATAGTTGCGTCGCAAGTGGACGTCAAAAACATATGACTATATTAAATGGCGTCCGATCGAGTAAACACCATGAATTTGGCTGACGACGGTGAGGGAATGGTCCCCCTCAACGATAATCCTTCTGTGGCTTTTATACCTGAAAAAAATATGAGTGAAAGTAAAGAGACGACGACGATGGATTCTACACCCATTAATGATATTATGATGGAGCCCCCTATGATGATGGACGAGCCCAAGATGCAGGGCATGATGCCCCAGATGACCGCTCCCCAACCTCAGGGTGCTTATGCCACTCCCCAGGCTCCCCAGCCC